GCTAGTGCAAGCAAGTCATCCTTAGCTTCTAACAAGGCATACATATGCCAGTAGAATAGTTTGGTTGCTTCTCTCTTGCTCATCTCTATTTTTCCTTTCATCCACTTCCGTATTCACACAATACACTATACTTACCAGCGATCAAGATAATAATGAGAGGGAAAGATTACAAAATGGTAATGTTAAAACCCTACCAAACAGGTCAATCATATAGGCCATATAAATCCCATAGGATACATAAATCCCATCGGATTAGTAGGAAATAGCACGATAGTTGGCTAGATTGGTGGCCACCTATCACGATAGGTATCTAGCATCCTAGTGTGATAGGTCGATAGGTAGCTAGCATGATAGTTCGATGGCTCGATAGGAGGGGGTATCGACCCTTTTCGGGCGTGGTTGTCATAGAAACCTTTAAGATCTCCCACAATTTCCTAAACTTTTCCAATTTCACACCAAAGACTAACAACTGGCGCCCCGAAACTCTCATACTAGTCTAAAAAATGAGACATACTATCAGCATTTCTGGCCATCAATCAGATCCAGCCTCTTTGGAATTACCAATTGAATACTATCGGGTTCTGAGAGAAGATAGTAGCATAAGAGTGGACTGGGGTGGATTATCAAATGCCTGTTATTGGTGCTCCTTACAGTGCGAATAGTTGGATTTGGTTAGATCCTGAACAATCAGGAAGTGTTTGGGTCATTGGTTCCTGGAGAGGACTGGTTCCATACGGGCATGTTGTCTTCCAAACTATAGTGTTTGGATCTGGAACTATCAGAGGTGGACTCATCTTTCCATTCTCTCTTCTCAACTCCTTCGCACAAGTCCTGTATACATCCACTAATCCAGTTGTTTTGAATATCAATAAGAATGATGATCTGATTGGAACGATCAACTTCGCTCCTGGATCTCATGATGGGACTTTCTCTTTCTCTAAAGATGTGCAGTTTCTCCCAGGAGATTTTCTGACAATAACTTCTACTGGAACTAGAGATCCAACCTTTTCTGACTTCTCTTGGAACTTACAAGGCATACCTGTTAGTAGCGATCCTGGTGGTTGGCCTAGTGGATACACTGCTCTTCCTCAGCCAACTGGGAAGAGTATTTTTGTGAATGGGGTTTCAGGAGATGGATTGGTTATAGTTGGAGCAGTTTATTATGATGAAGTTGCTCAGAATGGGCACGCTTGTTATTGGACTCAGGATGGTGGATTGGTAGATATCGGATTGCTGCCCGGAGGGGTTGATGGTATGGCTCTTGATGCTAATCAAGACGGGAGTGTGATTATAGGTTGGTCTACTGATGGGACTGGACTTACTCATTCCTTCCGATGGACTAAGAGTAGTGGAGGAATGATTGATCTAGGACTTTTGAGTGGGTATAATCAACTCCTTGCTAGAGCAATCTCTGGGGATGGGAATATCATAGTTGGAACTGCTAGAGGTGGCAGTTCGTTCACTTCAATCAAGTGGACTTCAGGAGTTACAGGTTTTGTAGATCTTGGTAAGCTTCCTGGTCATTCCTACAGTCAAGCATATGGAATTTCCTCTGATGGTCAGGTAATAGTAGGAGAGTCTGCAACAGCTGTAGGTGCGAATACTACTCCCTACCAATGGAAAGCTGGTAGTATGAGTGCTCTAACTCTTCTTGCTGGAGATACTAGAGGAAGTGCTGGAGACTGTTCTTCGGATGGTTCGATAATTGCTGGAACTACTAATAGTAGTGTATTCAGATGGACTCTTTCAGGAGGAATGGTTGCTATTTCTCTTCCTGCTGGAAATACTGGACGTGGAGAGTCTGGTATGACAGATGATGGCTCCAACATAGTTGGAATTGTTCTTATGTCCACTCAACAGAGTATATATCACTGGACTGCTGGAGTTGGAGCAGGAAGTAGTGTTTTGATACCAAATGTCCCTGGTGGGAATACTCATGATGCGTATAATGGAGTTATCAGTAAGAATGGTTCAGTTATAGCTGTAGATGTTCAGAGTAGTCCTCAGAATACTGGATGGGTTTATGGTCTCTAGTTCTCTAATTACCGGGGCTTCCGCGAGGCCGAAACTTGAGAGGCCGAGCGCCCGATATGGGCAGCGAGCCTATATATAAGATATCTCTAATTACTAGACAAAGGACCAACTGTTCTCGGCCCGGATCTTCTATACCTATCGCCCCTCATACCTATCAGCTTTTTTGGCGCCAAACTAAGGAACTCTCTAAATGGTTGATCAAATCACTCAGAACTTCATCAATGATCTCGCCTCAGTTCATATCTATGTCCAACCTGCTCCCACACCAACTCCAGCACCAACTCAACCTCCTGTTGCTCAAGAGAGTCCTGATGGAACTACTGTTCTAGTTGGGAGTAATACTATTATCACGGACTCACATGCAATGGTTTGGACCATCAGTTCTACTGGAGTCATACTCAAGAATGGTCAACCAGATAATACTACTCAGAATGTCATCAAACTCTACTACAAGACTCATGAAGTATATCAAGAGAACTCTTCAAATCTTTGGTGGGTTTGGAGAAACAACTCTTGGGTGTCAGTAAGTGATCCAACAGTTTCTGGAACTGGGAAGTTCAAGATTGCTAGTGGGAAGATCTATCAACCAAACGGGAAAGAGTTCATTGCTCGTGGGATCAATGTCAACGATTGGCAGATTAATACAGTCGTTACGAATGATGCTTGTGAGCCTCTTCTCAAATCCTTCCCACGACTAAATTGTATTCGTCTCAACTGTGGTAACTATCCAACGAATACGAGTCAATATGAACCGGCTCTTACTCGTCTGATCAACAAAGGTATTCTTGTTTGGTTCGATGATCATACTGGTATCAGTAAGCCTCCTTATACTGGGGCTGCTCTAACTAAAGAAGTCGAATGGTTCAAGATGGTTGCCAAAGCATATGCGTATACTCCATATGTTTGGATCAATGGTTTCAATGAACCAAGTGATGGGAAAAATCTCCCTGGAGTTACAGATCAGCAAGTTGCTATCTACAATGGTGTTCATCTTGTTTCTCCAGACGTATTCGTCGTCATGGAAGAACCTTGTGGTGGCAATCCTGGTCTAGTTGGTATCAAAGGTCGTGGGTATGATGGTTCTGGGCCGATGCCATCAGCAGCATACGCACAGATGAAGAATATCATATGGAGTCCTCACTTCTATGGATGGAGTTGCAACTATAGCAATGATCGAGCAACTGTTGCAGCAGCACTCAAAGGAAGTGTTGATAGTGCTAGTGGTATTGCTGCTGCTCAATCTATTACTAGTGTTGATAACCCTGTTCCAGTTATCATTGGAGAGTTCGGGGATAGCACTACTGGTGATGCTATTGACTCCAATGGCACTCTTGTTGTTGATGTAGTTGGAACAAGTGGGTATGGATTTCTAGCTTGGCATTGGAGAGCATCTACTAATCCAGGAGATAAACTCACTGTTGATGACTCTGGGACTCTTACTCCTTATGGTCAACAAGTCAGAGATCTGATCTTGAGAGCAGCTGCAATTGAGGATGGACAACTTTCAGGAACAGCGACAACTTATGAAGTTGAAGTAGAGGTAGTTGAAGAAGTCATTGAGATTGAGACAGAAGATGGATCTCAATCCTGAACCTTTTAGTAGTGATGATACTCCCATTAGTCTAGCTATTAAAGGATTTATTGCTTTAGGATTAGAAGAACTAGTTCCTTTGTTTCTAATACTAGTGGGACTAGTTACTGTTTTTTCTATTTGTTATTCTGTTATTAGTGGAGTAAGAAGAATTATTAGGAGGATTTTGATTTGGAGAAGAAGGAAGAAGAGTGTTAGGAATTTGAGTAAAGAGAAGTTGTATTAGTTAGTTGGTTGGCTATTGAGACCGCCCACAACCTTATAGGTATGTCTCAAAAAAGAGACACTAGCAGGAGTAAAAATCGCCATGTCTAAGAAATTTCTCTCACTAACAACTGCTCTTATCTTTGGTCTTTCCACACTACGAGCAGATGCTGGACAAGCTATCATTGCTGTTCAACCTACTAATACTCCTCCTGTTAATGTTCCTAGTGATCCAAATGCTCAACCATATTTTAATACTGGAACTGCATTTACATATATTACAACTCCACCTATATCTTTATCTGCATATGCTTCTGGTAACTGTGTAGGAGGTGCTCAAGCAGTTGCTGGAGCTAGTAGATTTTCTTCTAGTGGTGTAGCAACTGCTCCTAAAAGTTTGTGGATTACTAGTATTCAGATTATTGATAGATCCATTCAGAATATCCCTATTGATTTGGTGGTTTTTGATAATAATAATGGATTATATACAGATAATACTCCTTGTAATATCAATGCTGCTGATACTGGTAAAATAATTGCTGTTTTTCATATTACTGATTGGTCAACAGCTGGATATGGATTGGCATTTTATAATGCTAATTTTCATATTTTAAGTGTTGCTCCTAGTGGGAATTTATATATTATTGCTGTAGCTAGAGGAGCAGCTACTTATACTGCTTTGGCACTTACTTTTAAGTATTCTATTATTCAAGATTGAAGGAAGGAGAAGGAAAATGATTAAGAAGTTTTTGTTATCAACAGTAGCTTTTGGCTTTCTCACTTTACTTTCTCCTACTTCTATCCAAGCTGAGCAAGCTATCATAGCTGTTCAACCACCAACTACTTCTCCAGTAAATGTTCCAAGTGATGCAAATGCTCAGCCATATATAAATACTGGAACAGGAATAGTTTTTCTTAATGCTCCAACTATATCAGCTGCTACTTATACATCTGGTAACTGTGTAGGAGGTAGTCAGAGTATAACTACTGCCAGTAGATTTGGTTCTGCTGGTGGAGTTGGAACTGCTCCAAAGAGTGGATGGTTGACTAGTATTGAAGTCATAGATAAAGCATCTCAGACTGTTCCGTTGGATATAATTCTTTATGATAATACTCCTGCTACATATACAGATAATACTCCTTGTGCTGTTCAAACTGGAGATGCTAATAGAGTAATTGGTGTTTTTCATCTTACAGATTGGACATTAGTTGGATACAGTCTTGGCACTATTCTTACTAATTTTCATTATACAAGTGCTGCTCCATCAGGTCAAATATATGCTGTAATTATAGCAAGAGGAACTCCTACTTATACTGCTAATTCTCTTAGTTTCAGATATTCTCTTATTCAAGATTAGAAGTGAAGAAAGAGAGGAGTTCGGAACAGATGTTGAAGTATATACTACTGTTTGCTGTTATTCTAGGAGTCGCTAGTCAGAGTATTAACTACTCTCAAGCTGCTCCTACGAATAAGACTATTCTTCTATATGTGAAGAAGATCAGATAGAAGAATGAGGACTTTTTGGAATTGGAAAGAAGGATTTCCTAGAATGCCGCTTGACCGTCAAATGCCTCAGTACCAGAGCCATAAGAAGGTTTGGGCTCTGAGAATTCTCTCAGTAGAAGTGAATACTATACACTTCATGAGTTCTATTTATGCTCCTAGAGAAGTTGATCCTAAAATCTTCTCTAGATACATTCCTGTCTCAGGAGACTATTTCGTAGTCTATGATGATGGATACGAAAGTATTTCTCCTAAGAAAGCCTTCGAGGAAGGTTATACTTTAGTCAGTGGAAGTGAAAGGGAGTAATAGGAAATGACTACTCGTGTTACAATTGAAGTTTCTGGTAACCCAGTCAAGCTTGTTACCAGTGCTGATAATGCTTCTACTCCACAGGAGCCGATAGTTACTGAAACTCTTCTTACTCCTGGACAGCCTCATGTTCTTTATGTCTATCCTGGATATTCTATTACTGAACTCATTGAGGTGGAGCAAGTCAAAGTAGTTGCTCCACCTCCAGCTGCTAGTGGTATTGATATTGGGACAAATCCTAGTGGAGGAGCCGCTTTGGCTCCTAGTAAAGAAGCTGTGGGTGGGACTCCGGAACCAACTCCTACTCCTGAGCCATCTCCAACTCCTGTTCCTACTCCAACTCCGGAACCTACTAAGACTCCTGCTCCTCATTCATCTTCTTCCTCAAGTTCTAGTTCGAACAAACCCTCAAGATAGGTGGCCCGAAAGTCTCATACTACGTCTCAAAAAAGAGAATACTAACAGACTTTTAGGGGCCCCAAACAATGCCAGTTGACAATCAACATCAAAAGATATCTGGATATCGAGATCTTTCTCAAGAAGAGATTGATCTTATGAATGAGTTGAAAAAAGCAGGGAATAATGTAGGAACTATTCTGGAACAGGTAGCATCTATTCCTAATATTGATCAGAGATGGTTGTCTATCGGAAGAACTGATATCCAGAAAGGTTTCATGGCTGCTATTCGTAGTATTGCCAGACCTATTACTTTCTGCTAACTAGAAGGTTTTCGCACCAATGGCTGTTGCAGTTGACAAAATCAAAGAGCTCCTTGGTAACGGACTCTCTAATGAAGTCGTTGCTACAGCTGTTGGTGTGCATCCTTCCTATATAACTCAACTTATGTCTGATGAACAATTCTCAGCAGAAGTTGTAGCTAGAAGAACTACTGCTCTAGCTGCTCATACTATCAGAGATCGCAGTTGGGATGGAATTGAGGACTCTCTACTCAGGAAACTTGGAGAGTTAGTAGAAAATCACATGATCTACAAAACTCATGATGTCCTACAAGCGATAAGAGTAGTTAATGGAGCTAGGAGAAGAGGTGTTTCTACTCAAGAGTCTCTAGTCGTAAACAACAACGTTGTCAATCTAGTCATGCCTACAGTAGTCTTGAATTCCTACAAAAAGAACTCTCATGGGGAAGTAGTAGAAGTTTCTACTCCTACTGGGCAAACACAGACTCTGGTTACTATGCCAGCATCAGCTTTGATGGCTAAGCTTTCGGAGCAGCATCAAGGCCCGGAGAATAGGAAAGAGTATGAGCAAATTCGTAACTATCTACCAGAAAGTGATGGAGAGAAGAAAGAGTCTTAGAGATGAGATTGATGTAGAGGAGATTATACTGCCAGAGGAATTGAAGAGAGAATTGGAAGAAGAGAGAAGAAGGAAGATTGTTATCAATGAATTGAGGAATAAGGATAATAGATTTGCTAATGAGAGATTGAATAGGATCAGAGAGCAACTAGAGAAGAAGAGATTAGAAGGATCGGAGAATGACTCTTAGAGAAGATATTGGGTTCTATGATGATACTCTAGCTCTTTCTAGGAAAGATGCTACTAAAGAGTCAATTTTGCGCTCCGAAGAGCAGATACTACGTCTCAAAAATGAGATACTAACAGAAAGTTCAGGCGCCGAATTAGAGTCCGATCCAGAGATAACTAGTGGGAATTTTGACAGACTCCAAATCATAGAAGCTTGTAAAATTGATCTCAACTTCTTCGCTGCTATTTCTATTCCAGATACATTTGTTTATCCATTCCCAGCTACTCATATTACTGCTTGGCAGATACTTATAGATGGAGAACAAGATAGTGAGCACAAATTCTTACAATTTGCTATTGGTATTCCAAGAGGACACGCAAAAACTACACTTCTTAAACTCTTCGTTCTTAGATGTATTCTCTTCACAAATAGAAGCTTTTTCCTTATTACCTGTTCAACAGAACAGCATGCAATTAACTTCATCTCTGATATCGAACTTATGCTCAACAACTCGAACATCAAAGCAATCTTCGGAGATTGGAGACTAGGACTGGAGACGAATACTAGAGGTTTCAAGAAATTCGGTTTCAATGGTCGGAGTATTACTATCTTTGGTATCGGAGCAGAAGGTTCTGTTCGTGGTATTAATGTTGGTAACTCACGACCAGATGTTATTGTTATGGATGATATTCAGACTAAAGAATGTGCAGACTCTATTCTCATGAGTAAAGCACTTCTTGAGTGGATGGTTGGGACTCTTATGAAGGCTAAGAGTCCAAAGGGTTGTATGTTCATCTTTGCAGGGAATATGTTTGCTGCTAGAGGTAGTATTCTTAGGCAGTTGAAAACTAATCCTACTTGGATCAAGTTCATTTCTGGAGCTATTCTTGCGGATGGTAGAGCTCTTTGGCCAGAACATCGTTCATTAGAGAGTTTGATTGAGGAACTCAATAATGATATTGCTATGGGTCAGGCTCATATCTTCTTCTCAGAAGTCCTTAATGATACCAATGCTGGGATCAATTCTACAGTCGATTATAGTAAATTCCCTATTTGGCCTTGGAGTAAAGAAGATCTTCCACAAGGAAAATTCCTTCTCATAGATCCTTCTCAAGGTAAGGGGAAGGATGCAGATGTTATTGTTACTGTTGAAGTCTACGACTCGAAAGTTGGGATCAGAGCAGTTCATGAGGATTACTATTCTCCGGCGAATTTGATCAGGAAAGCTCTGATTATAGCTATTCAGTCTGAGATATATTGTATAGCTATCGAAGCAATGGCTTATCAAAGCACTCTCATTTTTTGGTTTGAACAAATCTGTCAGGATATTGGCATCAGTGGAATATCTTTTGTTCCTATCTACACGAATTCCTACTCCAAGAACTCTCGTATCTCTAGTGCAATCAAAGCAATGCAGACTCGGGAGATATATCTTCATGACTCTATCAGAAGTGTTGTTCAGAGACAGATAGCAGATTGGAACCCTTTGAAGAGGGATAACAAAGATGATATTCTTGATGCTATTAGTAATGCTCCAAAAGTTGTGGCCGAATATACTTATGATATTATGTGTAAGAGTAATCTCTTAGTTCTTGAAGCCAACAAGGCTGAAGTAGTGGAATTTAATAGTTGTTTTTGATTAACTGGATCTAATTGATGCACTGAGTGTCTCATACTATGAGACAAAATCAAGGGGATAGTATCGAGATGTCAGGCGCTCAAACAGTAACTCCTTTTCAACCTCCTCCAGGTCTTAGAAATAGACCTCCTGTTGGTTCTACTTCTACTGCTCAGGATACTGGAACAAATGCCTCTTCTACTATCATAATTCCTGTAAATACTGAGCAACAGACTCAGATAATTCGATCTATAACTGCTTGGCAGAATTCTCAATATACTCAATACTCTCTTCGGACTGAGATGGAGAATATTGATCGGATATACATGAGAGAGAAGGATTGGACTGAGGATCAGGTTAAGAGTAGACTTGCTAATAGAAAAGGTGACTCTAGGCAGATCCAGAATGTTACTGTTCCTATTGTTATGCCTCAAGTCAATTCTTGTCTTACTTATCTATCTGATGTCTATCTAACTGGATATCCAATCTTTCCGGTAGTAGCTGATCCATCTAATGAAGATGCTGCTCTTCAGCTGGAGACAATTATCCAGGAGAATGCTGTTACTGCTGGTTGGGCTCATCAACTTGGAATGTTCTTTCGAGATGGTCTGAAGTATAATCTTCATGCGATTGAGTGTGATTGGAAACAGAGAGCTAATTGGACTGTTCAGAACGATTTGAGTAAAGCAAATAATGCTGGAGCCAGAAAGATACTATGGGAAGGGAATGTTCTCAAGAGGATGGATTTGTATAATACTTTCTGGGACCCAAGAGTTCATCCTTCAGAGGTTCATCTGGAAGGAGAATTCATTGGGTATACTGAAGTCTATTCTAGAATTCGTTTTAAGAAATACTGTAATAGTCTCTACAACATGGCTCCTAAGAGTGCAGTTATAGCTGCTCTTAACAGTCAACCAATCCAGGGAGCTATTGGAGCTTCTACTACTGCTCCATTCGGATACTACATCCCAGCTGTAAATCCATATCCATTCTATAATAAGAGTGCGAATATGGACTGGTTGAATTGGGCTAGTAATACTCCTACTAGTAGAACAGGAGTTAACTATGTCAATGCTTACTCAATTACTACTGTGTATGCTAGAATTCTTCCTGACGATTATGGTTTCACTGTTCCTGAGCGAAATACTCCTCAGGTATGGAAGTTTGTTATAGTCAACGGAGCAGTTGTCCTAACTGCAGAAAGACTCACGAATATTCACAACTTCCTTCCTATCTTCGTTGGACAACCAATCGAGGATGGATTGGACTATCAGACTAAGAGTTTTGCTACTAATGTCGCAGATATGCAGGATATTTGTTCTGGTCTTTGGAATGGACATATCGCCTCTAAAAGGAGGCTAGTAGGAGATCGTGTTCTCTATGATCCTTCCAGAGTGAACCAGAGAGATATCAACTCTGATAATCCTGCTGCTAAGATACCAGTCAGACCTAGTGCTTATGGGAAGCCAATGAGTGAAGCTGTTTATCAGTTTCCTTTCCGGGATGAACAAACAGACTCCTTGGTCCAGAGTTCCAATCTGGTTGTTGCTATGGCTAATCTTATCAATGGTCAGAACCCTGCTCAACAAGGACAGTTTGTCAAAGGGAATAAGACTAGACATGAGTATGCTGATGTTCAGGGCCATTCCAATGGACAGAACCAGCAGATTGCATTGAGTATTGAGTATCAAGTTCTTGTTCCTATGAAGGAAGTTCTCAAACTTAATACTCTTCAGTATCAGGGTGCGAAAACTATCTACAATACTGGAAGAGGTAAACAAGTTAATGTCAGCCCAGAGGATCTGAGGAAGAGTGCTGTTCACTTCAAAGTAGCAGATGGTCTCATACCTACTGATAAGATAACTGGGGATGATTTGCTGCAAACAGTTATTCAACAATTTGGATCCAGCCCTCAACTTGCGGCCGGATACAATATAGCAGACGCTTTTACTTACCTAATGAAAACTCAAGGTTTGGATCTTACTCCTTTCGCTAAGAGCCAAGCGCAACTCCAATATGAACAAGCTATTCAAGCTTGGCAACAAGCAGCACAAGAAGCTGCTAAAGCTGGAGCTCCTTTCTCTAGTCCACAACCACAACCAAGTCCTGCTCTTCAACAAGAGATGCAACAGAAACAACAAGGTATGGGTGGAACTAGCAATTCTACTCCTACTACAGCAGCATTGGAAGCAACTCAATCATGAGTAGTAGAATAGAAGAACTTGTCAAGGATATTAACATAAACTTCCATAAGCGTGAATTCTCTTCTACTAGAGATGAACATCTTAGTAAAGTTCTCTCTCCACTTCAGAGGTTCGGATTGGAGAATTTACTAGTTGAATTGGTTGAAGAGAAACTTGGAGTAGCAGTTGGGACTGAGAATTACTTGTATACGCAAGAATATCTCAGAGGTCAGATAGAGTTAGTTAAGTATCTTCTTGCTCTTGATGACGCTGCTAGAGCTGATAACTCAAATCTAAATGTGTAGGAACTAAACAAATGGTATATACAAGAAGTAATGACATCAGTGGACAGAAGTTTGGAAAACTCACTGTTGTGAAGCTAGCAGAGTCTAGAAAAACTAAATCAAGAACTCATGCTCGTTGGGTTTGTAAATGTGACTGTGGTGTTACTACAGTTGTATTTGCTACTAATTTGAAGCAGAAAATTACTCGTAGTTGTGGCTGTATATCTGGTTCAGATATATTACCAGAAAATAGAACTGAAAGAACTAAACTTAAATTATGGGCACAAGCTGTTAGAAAATTGCACAAACATACTTGTGTGAATTGTGGAGAGACTAAAGGATTAATAGCTGCCCATCATATTATATCTAAAGAAATAGAAGCAACTAGATATGATATATCTAATGGCACTGTTCTTTGTTTTAGTTGTCATAAAATATTTCATATGTCATATCCAGGTGTTCATACTAATGCTGTAATATTCGTTGCTTGGTTGAAAGGAGAATAGGTTATGGCTTTGTTGCCCACGATTATGTCACTATTCGGAGCAAAGGATAACTCTAATTCTGCTCCAGCCAATCCAGCCACTCCAACCAATCCAGCAGCTATAGCAGGAACAAATCCTACTGTTCCTTCTCAAACAACTCCTCAGAGTAATGGCTCCAATCCTGCTATTCCAGCTATTCCTCCTGGGGAAGGATCACCACTAGATAAGTTCCAGGATCTATGGAAAGCTGATACTACGGATACAACCAAAACAACTACTCAACCTTCTCTAGTTCCTAACTTCAATCTCGATCCAAAAGGATTGATGGAAGCAGCAAGTAAGGTAAACTTTACTGCTCACATTGATCCAGAATTGGTAACAAAAGCATTAGGTGGGGACTCACAGTCCTTTCTAGAAGTTCTAAATCAAGCATCTAGATACGGTTTCGCAGCAGCGACAGCAAGTAGTGGAGAATTGATTAAGAATTCTCTAAACTCTGCTCAAACAGTTCTCCATGATAATGTGCTTCCAGGTGCATTTAGAGAACACCAAATCTCCCACGCACTAACTCAAAGTAATCCAATCTTCTCTGATCCTTCAGTAGCTCCTATGTTAGGAATGTTGAAAGATCAGTTGACTAGTAAGTTTCCAACCGCAAGTCCTGAACAGATTGCTGCGACTGCGGCTGAATACTTAGGACAAATGTCGAGCAAGATTGTTACTGCTTCTGGTGGTAGTATTCTTTCCAGGGAACAAGCTACTAGAGGTCCTGGTGGATATGGTAGGCAGAAAGAACAAGATTGGTCGATATTCTTCGATACTCCGACTAGTGGATAGAAATCAGTAGCTAGAAATCTAATGGAGAGCTCCAGGATATTTTAGCTACTTTAGTTAGAAAAGGAACAAAGTAATGACTGCGTTTAGGATGACTGGACTCAGGGGTATTATGGGTGAAGCCATTAGTCCTGGGGATAGTGTTCTCTCTGGGGACTTGACAGCTTCAGTTCCAACAGTTGGTTCTACTACTCTCACAGCTGCGCAGATTGTTAGTGGGAATATCTTCAGATCCGGATCTGGAGCCGGGTATACTGATACTTTCGATACCACTGGAAATGTTCTTAATGCACTAGGAGGAAATCTTCCTGGGGGTGCTATCGTCAACGGATTGAGTCTCAAGCTTCGGATTGTAAACACTGTTGCTTTTGCTGAAACTATTACTCTTCCAAATGGATATGTTACTGGACTAGGAACAGTAGCATCTGTTGCTGCTTCCACTTGGAGAGACTTTCTCCTTACTTTCACCAACACTCAACCTCCAGTTAGTAACGTCTGCAATACTACTAGTGGTTCAGCAGTTGTTACTTGGAACCTTCCTGTAGGACAGCCTGTTCAGCCTATTGGTGTGAGTCCTCTTGCTATTAACATCATGCCTGGTTGTTCAGTTAGTGGACCCGGTGTTCCTGCTAATACAACAGTTCTTTCTGTTCAACAAGGTCAGGGTGGAAGTGTTGGATTTACTATGAGTGCCAATGCTACTATTACTGGCATTGCTGCTCTTACCTTCCAGCCTGTTATTACTGTCAACAGTTTGGGCTCCGGACCTCTATAAGTTTGTCTCAAAAAAGAGAATACTTATAGACTTTTTCGGCCACCAATCAGAAGCAAAGTGAGAACTCTCCATGACTACAGGTATCTTCAATTCCGGCATGATTACTCAAGATCTTGCTAGGAAGTCCTTCGCTGGTATGCTGACTCGTCTCTTTCCTAATGGTAACAGTCCTCTATTCGGACTCACTTCCATGCTCACTTCAGAAACTGCGCTCCAAGCAGAGCATGGGTTTTTCACTAAGACTATGCTCTTTCCTCAGCTAACAATCGGTGCAGCTGCTCAAACTGCTGTTGATACTATCTTTACTGTTACTTCCAGTGTAAACATTGTTCCTGGAATGGTTATGCGAGTGGACTCCACTGGTGAGAATGTCCTCATCAATGGTATCGTCTCTCCAACTCAAGTCTCCGTTCAACGAGGAATTGGTTCTACAGCTGCTGCTGTAATTGCTGGTGGGACTAATCTCTATCAAGTTGGAAGTGCATTTGAAGAAGCAAGTCTCCGACCGAATGCTTTGGCTATTAATCCGGTCAGGGTTACTAACCTTACTCAAATCTTCCGGAATACTTGGGCTATATCTGATAGTGCTCGTGCTACTCAGGTTATTGCCGGTGATACTAATGTTGCTGAAAATCGGCAGGATTGTGCAGCCTTCCATGCAGTTGATATTGAGAAAGCTATCTTCTTTGGTCAGAAGTTTTCTGGCACTAGGAACGGACAGCCGTTTAGAACAATGGATGGAATATACTCTATTGTTTCTAATCTGGCTTATTACCCTCCTAGCTATTCTTCTGTCAATGTTACGGTAGCTGGAGGAACTACGAACTATACTCAGTTCGAGACTGCTTTTGATCCTTGCTTCAATCAGGCAACTGATCCGAAGGTAGCTAACGAACGAGTTATGTTTGTTGGTGGAACTGCTAAGAAGGTCATCAATAACATTGGTCGTTTGAATGGGACTTACTACATGGTCTCAGGAATGACTGATTGGGGACTTCAGTTTGATACTATCAAGATTGCTCGTGGAACTTTCAGAGTTATCGAGCATCCACTCTTTAACACTAATGCCTCCTGGAGTAAGCTAGCTATTGCTGTTGATCTTTCCTCCTTCTCTCTTGCGTATCTTGGAGATAGAAAGACTCAGAATAAAGAGTTCAATCTGGATGCAGCTGATGTTGCAGACAATGGAATTGATGCTGTTGGTGGAACTCTGACTACTGAGTTGACTACAGTTATCAAGAACCCTCCTGCTTATGGAATTATGACAAATCTCACAGCTGCGGCAGTTGGATAGAAGGATCAAAGACCAACTATTTGGGCGCCGAATTTCTTGATACTATGTCTCAAAAATGAGAATACCTATTAAGAATTCCGGCGCTCAACAAATCTCTTACCAGAAGGAATTTCTCTCAAATGTCTGACTCTTACCAAATTCAGAATAACCCAAATCTTCTCAATCCTCAGAACACTAGTAACCAAAGTGTTCCTTCTCACAACGCAAATATCACAGCACCATTTCCTGTTAAAACTCAACAGGAAACTGTATACTATACTTGCTCAATGCTCAACCATCATATGATCCGAACTGATGGGAAGAAGCTTGCATTTGTCTTTGGAATTCTCTCCACAAATGATGTTTACGATATTCAATATCTTGATGCTGAAATCAAGTTTGGAAATCCTTATGTTCGTAAAGCCAGTAAGGAGGAAGTTGATTTCTATCAGATGAAGATTGATCCTAGAGGAACTATGGAGAAACAACTTACTCCTGAGATTGAGTCCAGAGTTAGAGTGGAACTAGAAGTTGAACTCAGGAAGCAACTAGAGAAGAAACTCTCTGTTCTTGGAACTGATCTTACTCAAGAACAGAAAGATATATTCCTCAAACTAATGGATCAGCCAGTTCCAGAAGAACAACTGAATAGAGATGCAAAGAGTATTGCTCAAACTGATGCACTCCAAAGACTTCGTGCTGCTTCTCAAGAAGGAGTTAGAAGTGGAACTGGAACAGTTAGAGTGAATACTGCTGGAACTACTCAAGATGTTCCTTCTCTCAAAGGAATAGTTGGAACTGATCGACTTCCTAATCAAGCTGACAGTTCTACAGATAAGTAATTGGAGATTGGAGTTCGGAGAGATGAACCTCCAGGAATTAATCTCAGCTGTTTATACTGAAACTGCTAGACCAGACTTGGTAGATGAAACTCTACAAGCAGTTCTTGAAGCTACTTTGAGTGTTCATACTTGTGAGCAGTTTCCTAAGGATATTGTAGAAGCAACTGTTACTTTTGATGATCCTCTTCTTCATGTCCAAACTCTAGACACTGGAGCTCTTCCTAACTATCGGAGTATTGCATACATTAGGAAGATGGACCCTGGTATCAATTCTGTTCAACTCACTGGGAATGTTCTTCCAAATCAGAATACCTATCGTTCTACTCAATTCAATTTTCTCAAAAGAGTTGATATTGGAGATATTGTAGATAGATATGGATATGAGAAAACAGATGTTTGGTATCAAGCAGGAAATCTGATCAACATCAAGAGCACTACTGCTCTAGCATATGTAACTGCTGCTTGGTATCAGTATCCAACTCTTGATCCAACTGGAGTTAATTTTGTCAGTTGGGTAGCAAATGAGAGTCCTTGGTGTATTGTCTACAAAGCCTCTGGACAAGTATTCTCTAAGATCGGAGAAGATAAGAGTGCTGCTCTGTATCTCAGACAACCTACTCCTGGTCAGAGTGAAGATACTGGTGGATCTTTTTACCAACAACTTGCTATTCTGAAGAGAAATAATATTCTACTTGGATGAGGATTTTGATTGCCGGCCTGAGACATTACATACTATCCATGTTTGCATGTCTCATACTATGAGACTCCGGAGCACCAATCAATGGCTAATCAATTTATCAGACTCAATCTAGCTAGTGCTATCTTCCCGTTCTATACGGAAGCTGCTGGCAGAACTATCATAATGCCTGCGATAGATGAGAATTTTGATCGGTATAATGCTGCGAACACTACTCCTGATAAAGGAGTTCCACAAGTATTCTACATGCACAATTGTATGCCTATCTCTGGAGGTTTTCAAAGCATCAGTTACGATCAAGCTATTCCTGCTTATGCAACTCCAGCTACTGATTTTGATACTTGTTTCTCTCTAGTATCCTCTCACTTCAATCCTTATCTATTCGTTCCTGCTAGAGGTAAGAACTACATCTTTGATGGGAACAACAATGCTTGGACATCTACTAATCCATTTACTCCAGGAAGTGTTCCTCCGAATTGCTTAGTAACTACAGCCTTCATTAAAGGAATAACTTATATCTACTATGCTGGTATAGGTTGTTATCAATACAACGATGCTACTGCAACTTTCTCTCCAATAACTCTTACTGGTCTGATAGCTACTGATATCCTTGGTATCTGTGAAGCCAATGGATATATGATTGCTTTCAGTGCTGCTGCTATTGCTTGGTCGTCGATCTCCAATCCTACTGATTTTGTTCCTAATATTCAAACAGGTGCTGGTGGTGGTGCTATTCAAGAAGCTAAAGGTAAGATCAACTTCTGTGTTCATCTAGCTGGAGGTTTTCTTATCTACTGTGAGAGGAATATAGTTGGAGCTTCTTATACTGCCAATACTGCTTTTCCTTATATCATCGTAGAAGTCAAAGGTTCTGGAGGAGTTGATAGTATTGATAAGGTAGCTTATCAAGGCAATCTCTCATATATGGTTGCTATGACTACTGCTGGACTTCAGCAGATTTCTCTTGACTCCGCTATTCCTACTATGCCAGAAGTTAGTGATTTTCTCACAGCTAAAGTATTTGAGGACTTTGATGAGACAACTGCTAGTTTCAGTATGCAATATCCTACTACTGCATTGTCTATTAAATTATCTTCTGTGAGTAATAAATTCATAGTCATCTCCTATGGACTTGCTGCTCCTGATTTTACTCATGCAATTATCTTTGATATTGGTCTCAATAGATATGGGAAAGTAAAAATCAATCATAGATGTGCATTTGTTTTTATTGATCCTGGTCCTGGAGTATTTGGTGCTGTTAGAGCTAAAGAAAATCTTGCGTTTCTTCAGAAGGATGGGAAAGTCCAACTAGCGAATTTTAATATCTCAACAGCTAATTCTGATGGAGTTTTTATCTTAGGAAAACTTCAATTCTCCAGACAGAATGTTATTATTCATCAGACTACTGATGTAGAGAGTGTTCATCCAGAAAGAAATGATTTTGAGTTACTTCTTCTTCCAACCTTTAATGGTAAGGATTTTGATACAGCTGTTCCTACTGTTCCAATCAGATCAGGAAGATTGGTGAATACTTTTGCTAAGAGATTTACTGCTATCAATCTTTCTCTATGTTGCATAGGAGCTTTCAATCTTACTTCTTTGATTACTAATTTCACTATCGGAGGAAATAGATGAGATGAAAGAATTATTCAAATATCTCAGACATAGATTGGTGCATAAACTTCATTGGCAATATGGAATGATAGTTTCTTGGACTCAGGAAGGAGATGTTTGGATAGGTTTTAAGTGTCTGACATGTGGAGAAGTTACTGGAATACACAAGAGTCGTGCTAGATGGAGTAGGTAGAATGTCTGGAACTCCCAGTAGCAGTAACTATCAGAGTCCTAACTTTTCAATACCTTATGTCTTTCCTCCAGATGTTCCTCCTGCTCTCATACCTGTAATCAAGCCAATATATATGGCACTTCAAAATCTCATTCAGATCATGATTACTTCCTCAGGTATTGCTTCTAGAAATCCTGGGGCTGTTCTCTCTAGCGCAGGAGATCCTACTGCATTTCTTGCAAACAATACTCATAGGTTCTATGTCCAAGCAACTGAAGCTATAGCTCAAGGAGCTATGATTAACTTAGTTGCAGTTCTCGGAACTATCCAAGTTAGGAATGCTAATGCTACTACTGGAGCTAGACAAGTTGATGGTTTCTGTTCTCAGACTGCTGGAATAGCAGCAGGAGCTATTGGAGAAGTTGTCCTTGGGAATGGGATGAATTCCTTCTTGACTGGTATGACAGTTGGATCTAGATACTATTTATCTACTACCAATGGTCTAATAACTTCTTCACCTCCAGTTGCAGCAGGAAATCTTCAACAATCAGTAGGGATAGCAATCTCTCCTACTTCTTTGGTTTTCTGGACTGGACAACAAATTCAACATTAGGAATAGGAGTCTGGAACAATGTCTGGTGATGTAACTGGAGTAGGAGCTATAATCAGTGCAGCTACTGATCTAGCCAAGTATGTGATTGGAGTTAATACTTCAACCAATACAAGTGGATTGACTGATACTAAGAGTAATGTTACAACAAAAGTTGCTGCTGATACTGATACTACCCAGACAACAACTGGTAGAACTACAACTACTGGTCAGAGTATTACGGATACTACTAACACTCAGACTACTCAGAACTTCGCTGATCCAACTGTTATTGCTGCTCTCAAGCAGTTTGCTTCTACTGCTATCAGTAATTCAACTGATCCGAATAAGACCCAAGGACTTCTACAGGGAATTCTCCAAACAGCTGGAGATGCTATGACTAGTGTCTTTGGTCAACAATCCCAGTCTGGTATCTACAACTCCAGTGCTACTAGGTCTCAGAATGATAACATTCTAGCTAGAGCTTCTGCTATGGCTTCTCAGGCAATTCTCGGATATCAGACTACTGAGCAAGGTCTAGCGAAAGATGCTCTCAGTCAACTAGCTACTTCTACTGCTGGAACTACTAGCACTCAGACCAGTAGGAGTGAGACTGATACTAGTAATATTGTTGATGTCAATCAAATCGTCAACACTGCTACTCATCAAGCAGCAACTACACAAGTAGCAGGAGAAACTAGTGGAGCTTCTACTTCTAATGTCAAGGGCAAGTCTGGAATGTCTGTTGTTTGCACTTGGATGTATCAGAGAGATCTACTAGATTGGAAAGAATACTACATCTGTTCTGATGCACTAGCGAGAAAGCCTTGGTATCATGCTCGTGGTTATCAAACTATTGGTGGCCCGATGGTCTCATACCTAAACGCTTTCGATACTAACAACTTTGGTTCACGCCTCATACTATCAACCTTCCGGGCGCGTAGTAGTTATATTTGCTCCAAACTAGGATACAAAAAATACTCTCCTACTCTCAAGGGTTTCCTAGCAACTGCTCTGATTGCTTCTCTTACCTATCCATTCGCATCCTTCTATTACCTACTTTATCTCTTAGGTATGAAAAATCCATACTATCAAGATCTCCAGGCCGCGAACTAAAATCGAAGGACTTTTCCAATGCCTGATCCAATGGACGATCAAAGACAACATCCAGATCTTCCTCCTAACAATCCAAACTCCTATACTCCAACAGATGCAACCAAGACAGTTGCTCCAGTTGTTGCTCAGGTAACAGGAGGAAATGCAGGAGCAACTATTGCTGGAGTTCAAGGTGCTACAGATGCTAGTAACAATTTCTTCGGAGATATCGGAGCAGCTATTGGTAAGGTAGCTAATCAACTAGGTGCAGTTTTCAATGCTGGAAAAGCAGTTGGGTCTGGAGTATCTGCTCCTGTTATTGAGGACTTAGCTCAGAAGAGAGCAGCAGCAATAGTTCAGAAAGGTATAGCTGATGCAGCTACTGCTGGTATGGATGGTATGCACAAAGCTCTAGCTGCTGATCAAGTTAGAGATGATGCTCTTCGTTTAGGAGCAGGATCAGATCAACCAAAGACTCAGCAACTTCTCTCTTCTATTGGAGAAGCTGGAACTCAGATGGCTGGACATTTAGCTGCTATCAACAAAGCTTCTCAAAAGGGATTTCTTGAAGATCCTGCTAGTTGGTTGATTAATCACATCGTCACAATTCCTTCTGAACAGAATAGAGCGAATATTAATCTTGGAGTTATCAAAGCTGGAAGTGCTGCTTTAGCTGCTGACTCGGAAACTATTCAGAGTAGAACAGTAGTCGATAATGCTGTGAATAGTATATATACTAAAGAACGAGCCCAATCAGAAGTTGTTTCTGGATTAGCAGCAGCCGCAGCAGCTGGATACTCAGTTCTCTCCGAAGGTAAGCAACTAGAGATTAGTGCTTATCAACTTGCTAATGAGCAGGAAAGAACTAGGATTGCTAATGCTCATCTTAAAATGGAACAAGAGCTTCAGCCAGGTAAACTTGCATTACAAGATATGCAAAAACTATATTATGGACAAGCTAAAGAAAGTCTTATGGCAGAACAAGCTCAAAAGACTGCGCTCTATCATGAACAGATGCTTAGACTAGCTGAAGCTAATAGTCAACATGCTGAAGTTCTTTCTGATGTGAATAATGTCTATCAGAGTGTAGGACTTCCTGGAGGAGTTACTGATGTGAATAAACTTCCTCCTGTTCAAAGAGGAGCTCTTATGGAGTTAGGAGCAAATCTCAGGACTACTAATCAATTCTCTCCGAATGCTGGTAAGTCTATTCAACTTCTCCAGGATGCTGGAATTCCTCTTACTAAGATAGCTCCGAGTCAGATACCTACTGTTCAGAACTTAGATGAACTCTATCAAAGAGGAGTTACTGAGGCTCTAACTCTTCGTGTTGGAGAACAGAGACCAACAGGGAAGATACTTGAAGATAGAGTTAATGCTTTTGTTCAGAATGAACTTATTAAAGAGCAGAATGGTGGATATTCTGCAAGTAACAAATTCTACTCTCTTCCTTCAGTTGCTCAGACTATGGAACTTCCTTGGGCTCAGAACAATCCAATCATACAAGCCCTCAAACCTCTTACTGTTGATGGGAATGGAAGTCCAGTTAATAGACCGATGGATGGAAATTTAATTATCAATACTGCTGCTCGTCTTATTAGTGAAGGAAAACTTACTGAGAACCAAGCAGTTGCTGCTCTTAAGGATTATGGATTTAATACTCTCAATGATGGTCAGAAAGCTGGAGGATATTATAAGCTTGGAATTCCAGTTCAAGAGAAATTTCCTATTATGTATAACAAATCTGGTTTCTCTTTCGGATCCAGTTCGAACAGAGTAGATCTTTATTCTAGTGCTAGTGTTCTTTCTGTTCTCAGAGCTCAGATTGCTGGAACTAGAGCAGAGCAATTAGGAGCAGGAGGTGGATTTGGAGCAGGAACTACTGGTCCTGCTAGTTTGAGTCCTGAGAGTGCTAGAGATATTCGTGCTGGTGGAGCTAGGAGTTTGCAGATCCTTAAAGGAGGACTTCTTATTCCTTCTCAGGATCAACAACAGACTAGATAGATAGAGGAACTAGAAGATGGCTGATGATGAGTTTCTTAATCCAACAAATCCTTTAGGTATTGCTGGTGCTGGAGGAATTGGAACTGGATCTCGTTTTAGTTCGGGCGCCGAAACTCCTGATAGTATGTCTCAAAATTTAGACACTACCAGCCCGATCAGGCCGTCATCATATGCAGATAGAGTTTCTAATACTCTGACTGGTGCATCTTTAGATGCTCAGGCTCAAGGTTCCAAACCTATTTCAGATATCGCATATGATCTAGTAACCAAAGCTGCTCCTCTTACTGGTGCAGCAGTTGTTAACTCCTTCTACAACACAGCAGTAGAAATAGGAAACTTCCTTGGTGGAGATTTCCACAAGGCTACTATCGAAGATGAATTCGGACCAAGTTCTGAAACTACTGCTTACTATCAACAACATGCTGGTCCAATAGAAGGAGCAGCTTTAGCTATAGGATCTCTTGCTCCAGGTCTCGGAGCAATCAAAGTTCTCAAACTCGCACAAGCTGGGAAGTTTGGGAATGCTATGAAGATAACTACTGGTCTAGCTTCTGGTATTCAAGATGCTGCAATCAAAGCAGCCGCTGATGATATGGTTGGGAATGCTACTGGAGCTAGTCTGTTTGGACTCTCTTCAGTTAACAAGACTAAAGCTATTCTCGCTGGTATCGGAGATCAGGCTCTCCAAGGAGTTGCATATCAGACTGCTACTCTAGCTACTATGCACGCTAGTCCGATAACAGATGCGAATACATTTGGGGATAATCTTTCTGATGTCTTTGATGCGGCCAAAGGATTTGCAGTAGTTGGAGGTTTGATAGAAGGGGCTTCTTCTATTTATAAGATCAACAAAGCTATCAAAGCAGCAGACTTGAGCACTAAACAACAAGAAGCTTTTGGTCTCCTAGGAAAAGGTAACTACACTCCTGGGGATCGAGTAGTTAAAGCTTATGAGACTCTGGATCAGATACCTGCTCCAACTAATACTCTTGGACAGCAGAAACTCAACATAACGACTCATACTACTAATCGAGAGATCCAGAAGATCCTAATCGGAGCAGCTGGTGGGGATGAAGAAGTTGCTGGGACTTTTAGGAACTTCCTTGAGAAAGGAAGAAAGGATGGTTCCATAGGTCCAGAGGAACTTCAGAATAATCTCGGTCAGATGTCTAGAATTGGAAGATATGATGATATTGGAGTAGTCTCTACTCCTAGTGATGTTTTCTATATTCCTTCTAAGATTGATCCTGCTGGTATTTCTACTTCTACTCATGATGATCTTATGTTTCGAGACTCTCATTCAGATTTTGACACTCAAGTATCCAGAGCTATGACTCTGACAAATCCAACTCAACTTCCAACTATCGGGCGCGCCACAGACCGATTGGTATTGAGCCCGTTAGGTATGCAAACTTCCGGCGTCACAGCACAAAAATATGCTGGAGTTCTTGATGCTTATAAGCAAGGAGTTGATATCTTCATCTCTTCTGATGGTAAGACTCATATCAATCCATCTTCTGGAACTTTCAAAGAAGTTGCTCGTCCTGGAGAAAGTAGAGTTCTTTCAGTAGCAGAAAGAGCAGAATATGAAAAGACTGGAAATCTTCCTAAGGACTCTAAACCTTTGGAGTCTGTAGGAACTATTCTTGATACTGCTACTGGTAAACTCTTTGATGCAGCAAGTCCTCCACTTCCAGTAGTCGGAGATATTGGTAAGCCAAATCTTACTAATCAAGGTCTCATGGTTGGGAAACAAGTATTCCCTCAGAAAGCTGGATCAGAATTCGATCCTCTTTCAGTTACTCCTCTTGATGCTAATGCTCGATACGTTTGGGCTTCTCTCAGAGGGATTAAGAACTCTGACTCTATAGCATCAAACGATCTTCCTATGCTAGAGCAAATGTATAGAGAAAAAGCCGCAGGTTTTGAGCATGAGAATATACCTGTTTTTAATGACGGTTCTAGCGTTCCTTCTACTGCTGGAGATCTTCTCGATCATATTTCCCAGTTAAAACAAGCAGCATATGGAGATCTGTTGAGTCAAGGAAAGAATACTGATGAGATTGGTCGGATACTTAACTCTCCGACTAGTGGAATGACTAAGAACTTTAATTCCTTAGATCCAGCAGATCTGATAACTGATCCTGCTCTTAATGCAAACACTCGTCATATTCGTCTAGCTTATGATATTGGAACTACTAAGGACTCTGAAGGAAATCTTCTTAGAGGTCTACAGAATACTAATTATCGAGTTAAGTTAGCAAGAGATACTAACTCTGATACTGTATCCAATTACCTCTCCACAATCTCAGGAGGTTCTCAACAAAGAGCTCAGGAACTCTTCTCTAGACTCCAATTCACTAAAGGTGCTGGAGATGCAGATATCTTAGGCGCAGGAAGTTCTTTCCTACGAAATGCGAACTCTGACTTTGGAACTATTGGTCAACAATCCGAACGGATGGGTAGAGCAGTTTCTGAGATTGGAACTCAAAGAACTTCAGTAGTAGCAGATACTCTAGCTAGTCCAACTAATTCCTTACGAAGAGATCCTGCTCTAGCAGCAGAGTATGGGAATTTCGTAGCAGTCAGGAGAATGACTGGAGAACATTATGTTCTTCTCTCAGATGTAGATGCAGCAGCAAATAAACTGCCGCCCAACACTGCTATACTAGAGGGGGCTGTTAAGAAAGATCCGAAAACTGGAGCAGTTACTATTGATAGAACATACCTACCAAATGGTTTTGTATCTGGTGATACAGATATGCAAGGGTTCTTTGGAACTACTCAGAGGAATGTTCTCAAATCCTATTACACTCTTTCCCCTGAAGTAGTAGCAGTAGAACGAGCTTCTCAGGGTTTGAACAATATTCGTAACTCTCTTAGATCAGATTGGTGGAAATCTCAGGGAATAAACAAAGAAGCTCCTAATCCTGATCGTCTTTACACTCCTCCGATAGATGGAAGTAAGTATCCATTCTTTGCTTATGTTCGCCAGAAAGAAGGATATGCTCTTGGAGAGAGTGGAGCTAGTATCATAACTGCTAGAAGTGATGCAGAACTCCAGACTAAGATTGCTAGACTTGGTCCTGAGTGGGATGCGTTCACTAAAGAAGAGATTGCTGATTTCAAAAGAAGTCAAGGAGAATATGAATTCAATCGGAACTTCATGAATAATCAAGCGAATACTGAACTTGCTAGAAAAGGTATTCTAAACAATGTGGTTCCTGATACTAGAGCACAAACAGCTATTGACGATCTAGCTAGCTGGCATTATAAACAAGAACTTCAACTTCTCAGGGATCATGTAGAACTTCACAATGCAGAACCATTTGCTCAACTCACTGCAATGGGTCAGAGATTTGCTGATACTGGAACTGCTAGATTTGGAGCTATAACTCCATTCATGGCTAGAACTGCTACTAATCCTTACAACTCATACATACGAACTGCTCTTGGAGTCTCCAGTAAGGACAACTATCCTCTTTGGCAACTAGCACAAGAGAGACTAGAGTCCTTTGGAGATACTGCTTTTAATAGAATTCGAGATGCTTTTGGAGCTACTAGGAAAGGACTTCTTTCTGTTGAAGATGCGAGTAAAGTATCTGAGAAGTTTGGTCTAGGAAATCCTTATGGAACTGCTCTGGATCAGATGAGTAGGGAACAGAACTATTATGGAGGATTAGCTAATCAACTTCCTAATCCTGGGCTCTTCTCTAAGTTCATAGCTACTGCGAATACTGCTCTTGGAGCTACAATCATTCGACTGGATACTTTCCAGCAACTTATCCATGCAGTTACGATGCCTATCATGAGTGCATTGGAATTTGGTTCTGCTAGTAAGGACTTGCAAAAACTTCTTACTATCCAAGTTCCGGGCCAGCAATCGTTAACAGTTCCAGGTTTCTCAAGAACTCTCTTCAATGCTGTGAAGAACTATTTCGGTCCAGACTCTGAGAAACTTCAAACTCTCTACCAGTCAACTGGACTCACTAGAGATGAACTCCAAGTTCACCGTCAGATGATTAATGAACTCTCTATGCCACTAGGAAAACTCTCAGAAAGTGGCTGGGCTCAGAAGATAGATAATGCTTCTCAGTATGCAGAACGTCTGACTGGAACTAAGTTCACAAATCAATTCATCCATTTCGTCTCTTCAGATATTGGTCGACAACTAGGAGAAGCTGTTGGTCAAACTGGTCAGGATCTTCTTGATACTATCGGAACTTTCTCGAATAGAGTTCTTGGAAACATATCTGCTGGTCAGAGAGCAGGAATATTCCAAGGACCAGTAGGACAAGCAGTTGGTCTATTCCAATCCTACCAATGGAACTTGATGCAGCAACTTCTCAGACATATAGGAGAAGGAGATGTTAAGAGTCTTGCTATGGGTGCTGGTATGCAGTCTAGCATTTTTGGTCTCAGTTCTCTTCCAGGGTTCCATGCACTTAACTCAATCATAGCGGAGAAACATGGAAATACTCAGGGAAATGATCTATACAGTGCTGCTAATAGCATGTTGGGTCAGACTGCTTCTGATTATCTTCTCTATGGAAGTCTCAGCGGACTTACGGGATTATCACTCTATTCAAGAGGTGATATTAATCCTCGCAGTACTACTATTCTTCCGGTCAATCCTCTTAACTTCCCGTCTGTATCAGCAGGAATTCGTGTATACCAAACTCTCGCTCAATTGGAAAATAATATCACTACAAAGGGTGGTGATATTCCTACTTCTCTGTTGCTTGCTGCTGAACATAATGGTTTATCAAGACCACTCTCAGGAATAGCTCAGTTGATGCAAGGGTTCTCTACTGCTCCAAGTGGGAACTTGATCTCTACTAATCCAGGATTTTCAGATCTTTCAAATATCTCTACTATGAGTAGAATACTTGGAGCAAAACCTTTAGAAGAAGCTACAGCTATGGATGCTATGTATAGGAGTAATGCTCTAAAGACTCTAGATAGAGCTAGACTTCAGGAACTTGGAAGTGCTGCTATGACTGTTATGTATGGAGATCATCCTCTAGCACCAGAGGTAACTCATCAATTCCTATCTGATTATGTGAAAGCAGGAGGAAATGTTAATAACTTCAACTCCTGGTTCATGCAAAAAAGTAAGGATGCAAATACAGCAGCTGTGAATAGAGTGATGGAGAATTTTAGGAGTCCTAGAAGTCAATCCTTAATGGTTCAAATGGGAGGCACCCCGTTACCAGACTTCCGAAATAATCCTTCAACTACTGCTAGTTCTAGTCCTACTAGAGATTTATCTCCATCTTCAACTGCTACTGCTCCAGTCTCTTCTCCAGTCCCAGTCTCTGACGAAGTTCAGTAGTTACTAGTTGAGTGAATTCTTCAGGAGATATGAGAAGGACATTCTTATAAAATAATCCTTCTTCATCTCTTCTGAGAGTTTTTAGAACTTTCTTTCTAGATCTACTTCTTATCTGAAAAGTAGATTTAGTATCCACTCCATTCTTTCTAGCACATCTCTTTACTACTCCACGAGATGTTCCTAATTTACTAGCTATCTCCTGTAGACTGTAATGAGCAGTCCTCATCCTGATTAGAGTAGTAATCATATTTTTTGTCCAGAAAAATCTTTTTGCCATGATTGGTGGCCCAAACATTACATACTATTAACTTTAGTTTTGTCTCATACTGTGAGACAGTCAGGCCATCAATCGTTACTCTTCTATTCCAGCATCTGTTCTCCACTTATTCAAATTCTCTTTTCTCCATCTCTCCATATCTCCTGCAATTTTCATTGCTTCCACATATACCTTTGCATCATCAACTGGTCTTTTGTTGTGGAGAACTTCATCCATTCTTTCTCTAGCCCAGACTCGAATTATATTCGGAGCACTGGTATCTCTAGCTAGAAGGATGAATATTGGTTCATCTGGAAGAGCATTGTAGTAGCAATCATACTCACCAGGATGAGTCTTAGTTCCCATTTCTTTTACTCCTTTTATCCTCTATTAGTTTCCCAACGATCTTGGAGAACATCCAGTTTCTCAATATGAGAAACTCTAGCCTCTAAGGAAGATACTCGTATCTGAAGTATATGAAACTCATTATTTATCAGATCTTGTTCTTTCATTAGAATTGTTATTTGTCGTCTCAGTAACAACACTTCCTTCAGGAACCTTAGTAGCCACATTTCGATCTCTCCTGACAAGTTCTACACTATCCTCTTTCTCAACTAATTCCACATCTTCTAGACCAGGAACTCTAAGATGAGGATTTTGAGGATGGAATCTTCTGTTCCTGAGAGCAGTTACTAGAACTCCACAAAGATCCTCACAATCATACTCTCCATCTAGAGCAATATCTACTTTGAGAGCTATACGTCCAAGACATTCCTCGAATGTCTCTCCTTTCTGTGCAAACTCAATCACATCAGGATGATAAGCTAGTTCCTCTCGGAGAGTTACTAGAGTATCAGGAGGTTGATGGATATGGATTAGATGATGAGTAGTATCATCAAATCCTCCAGAGGAATTCTTCTTCTTCTTAGTCATACTGTCTTACTCCGGTAACGGTGAATATTTTGGTTTTGCTGCTTGTTTAGCTCGTATTTTATTTGATAACAACCAACAACGCTCTAATTCTTTATCAGCTGCTCCAATAAGATTTATGTTATAAGTATTACACAATGCAGCTAATGTAGTCATTACACCACCAATTTCTTGAATTTGATCTCCTATTGGACGATTGAATACATAGTCAACAAGTTGTAGAACTTCACTTTTACTACATCCTGACGTTTGCACTAATTCAAGTGCTTCTTCTATGAAACGATGATTGCGTTCTCTTTTATCTGTTCCGATTTCTGGACCAAAACAATACTGTATCCAATCATTTACTCTAATTTGAAAACTTACTTCTTTATTCATACTACTTGCTCCTTCTCTTCCTTACTTAGAAACTGCCAATCAATAAACTTAGGTTCTTCTCGTAACTTCTTCTTAGGAAGGAACCCACTTCCTTGGTTTGTCTGAACAGTCTGAAGTTTCTCAGCCTGGATCATTCCAGATACTATATCCATCATATCTTTCTGACTGTTCAGATCATTACAGACTTGCATCCAGAGTTCTTTAGGAGTCACAGTAGAAACTGCTGCTTCTATGTAATCCATAATCTTATTCGCTATATCCGAATTCTTTCCTTTTCCAAACTCCCCCATAGCTTTAGGCATTTGGAGTTCTGCATGAGTCAGGATTGTATTAGCTTGGAGAATATCTTCGTAGGAGATTTCTGTTGAGAACCTAGCAGTTGCTAGGATTATAGAAATCCTAAGGAGTTGATTGAACCGACGATTAGAATAAGCCTTGAAGCGAATATCAGGAACTCCGATCTCTGATTGATAGATCGAGTCTAGTAACTTATCGGCGGCCGGAGAAACTTCTAACCTATGAGTCTCGATACTATGAAGCCTCGATAGGTATAGACTTAACGAGCCGCCAAGTATTTCATCCGGAGGTGGAGGTTTAGTTATTCTTCTTCCACTTCTTTCGCCGTGCACCAATATAAGTCTTGAGAGGAAACCGCTTCCAATACTTTCTGGCGGAAATGCTCTTGCGAATAGTTCTGGAGTGTTCCCACTAAGTATTGAAATCGTTGGTTGACAGATTGATACTGACTTGGAGTTTTTGAGTCTCTGAGAAAAAGGTTGCTCGGGACTATCAAAGTCCCAGAGGTTTCCAAGAGTCGTAAAGAAATCAAGATTTCCTGGGCCTGCGAATTCGTTAAATTCGTCAGCAACAATGAACACTTCTCTTGGTTCATTACTATCTGATCCTCCCCAGAGGTTTTCTGCTGTCGTGAGGTTATAGCTTTTCTTACTACTTTTAGTTCCTTCGGTGTCAGAGTCATCTTCTGTTAGTCCTTCCAGGTCAAGTAGGAATTTCTCTTTACTCGTCTTATCCGCAGAGAACTTATTGTATCCACTAGAAGAGAGAACTCTTCTAACCATCTTGATACTAGTGGACTTTCTAGCAGCAGGTTCTCCGAGAAGCATTACATATAGATTTGGAAATACTCTGAAGTGACCGTGTTGAACATGAGTCTTTCTACCAATGCAAGCTCCAAGCGTAGTTAACCAACACCATCTATGATACTGGACTGGTGGTTCGGAAACTTCTACATATTTGAAATAGTTTCTAAACACATCTTGCTCTAGATCGTGCGGATGATCTCTTGGCATTGTCTAGGAGTCCTAGGCTACTTTCTGGATCTTCAATCCTTTAGACTTCTTCAACTTCTTAACATCACTCCATCTAGTTCCTTCTCCTTTGAGATCAACAGGAACTATCAGAGTTCTAGTTACTCCAAAAATATCCTTAACAGGAGTAGGAATTCTCATTTCTTCAGCTACTCTGAAAGCTAAATCCTCTCTTCCTTTTCTATAGGAAAAGAGAATTGAGTCATGTATTTGAGTGTGAAGTTTGAAATCCTTAGGATTAGGAAGATAGATGTTTGTAAAAACTCTGAGGTATGCTTTATTTAATAGCATAGCTGCTAGAGATTGAGGACAATGAGCAATGTAAGCATTGAGGAAATGTTTATTAGTAGTCGGATCACCAAAGCATCTACGAGTCCAGCCAGTTGGTCCAACTAATAGACCTGAACTCTTGACTTGTTGTTTGATCCACTTCTGATAATCATATCTGACTACCGAATAGGTATTAGCAAATTGCTTGAGAAGATGTCCAGTTACCTGAAGAAGAGTCCAATGGACTGGAAGTTTGAGAAGTTTCTTAGCTTGAAGAACTTTAGCTATCTTCATGGTGTCGAGCATAACTTGCTCTCTCATATTGTAAGATGCACCATGATTGGTATTTTTAGAAAGTTGTCTGATTGGTTTATTCAGAGCTTCATGAACCCACTCTTCTTCTTCAGCATCCCAATAACTATTCACAATCTCTTCATAAGGAAGTCCGAAGAAAGAGCTAGCATTTGTTCCATGAAAGTCCTTACTAGGATCATCAACAGCTTTGATGAGAGCAGTATCTCCAGTTATATATCCAGTCCCTCTACTCTCATTCTGAGCGTAATCTGCTTCTCCAATGTAGAACCCATCATCAGCTACAAAACATTCCTTAACTGAGTCATCATCCTCACCATCTTCATTCCTAGGAATATTATGTATTTGAAGTCCACACCAGAATTGAGACTCTCTAGCTGCAAGTCTCCCAGTATCAGTTCCATGAGGATTGAGAGCATAGAAAGTTCTTCCTAACCAGGAAATTCCTTCTTTATAATAGCTCCCACGGAGCTTACTATCTTCCCGGTAAGATGTAATTGTATCAATGATCCTTTTGTTAAGAGGATGTCTGTTAGCCACTTTGTCTTTCTCCGCGTCGGCAGAGCTAGTAATATCTTTACTCCCCAATATATGAAATAATCTAACAGTCTGTTGAGGGCTGTTAGGGTTATAATTTTGATTACCAACCATCTTACGTAGAGATAGGAGTCTCGACTCCATATCTTTTTCCACGTTCCCTTTGGCAATGGTAGCTCTTTCCGGATCATATTTAAGTCCAGTATGTTCTGAGAGGATACAAGGGAATACAACTGGGAACTCTTGAAGGAAATTCCCTATTGCATATTCAGGAACTTCAAGAATAAGAGCGAGACATGAGAGGACAGTAGTGTAGCAGTCTTTCGCATTGTATTGGTAGTAGTCAAGTAAGTCCCCAGTCTTTCCATCATTTTTGTGGAAGGTGTAGTTTCTGACCATGAATGCTGAGATAAAGCCCAAGTCTTTAGGCAACTCGGACAACCAGCTATGAAAGAGGTTGATGGTATCGAATGAATAATTAGTAATCGGTATTCCATATCTGAACAAGTATGCAATATCATACTTACCATTCTGTAGAACCTTTGGAGCAGCAGTTGAACAGATGTATCGGACGAAGAGGATATTATATTCCTCATTCATAGGGACTACTACAGTAACTAAGGAGAGCTTTCCAGTCTCTTGAGAGATCTGGAGTCCACAGAAACCTACACAAGTTATAGTCTTGAGAGGATCTCCAATACGAGTTTCTAGATCTATTCCGATCAAAGAGCAAGAGTCGAAATAAGAACAGAGGAACTCAAGACGAGAAGGAGTGAAGAGTTCCCATTTGAAAGGAGGTTCAATTACCCAATCTTGAGGATTGAGGAATTTGTTCAGGAACCTCTGAAGGATGAATTTTCCAGTTGGAGTGGAGACTAGGTTCTTAAGAGGATCAATGAAAAGGAACTCAACTTCCTTATAGGAAATAATACTCCCAGCATATTCACTGATCTTTGGCCTGGCAGAACCAGTAGTAACGCCCACTATTAGTTCCAGAAGTCTCTGACTAGTGGAGACTATTGGACAACCACCTTTCTGTTTGCTCTTGAGAACGAACTCCAGAGGAACAGTATTAGGATCAGTTGTGTCGAAATATACCTGAGCTCTTCCCATTAGAAGAGGCTTGAGGAAACTTAGATAAGGAGTATCCTCGTAAGTGAGATGGAAGATTAAGGACTTCATATACTAAGTTTCCCCAAACTCTTCTAGTTTAATTAGTTAGCATGTTCAGTCATTAGTTTTTCCCAAGACTTCTGAACACACTTAACTTGATGAATTGCATCATCAAGAGCGTTGTGGAAAGTTCCTTCTCTTGGTTCATTCTTGAAATCGAAATCTGCTAGATCGAAGATTGTTCTAGTATCTCTTGGACTGTTGTAGGACCAAGGAAGAGGTGTTCTAGTTACTCTGAAAGCATTCTCTAGAATAACTATATCGAAACTAGGACCATGACACCAGACTGGAGTTTTAGGTGTGAGACCGTTAACATTCCACCAACTAAGGAATTCTGCAAAAACTGCGGTTATATGAGAAGAAGCTCCAGCAACAGGAACAGTCTTTTTGTTTCCAGCGATGAGATCAAACCAGAAAGTAACAGTGCCAACATCCATTGTGAGTCCGAACTGCTCACAAGAAAGAGGATCTATCCAATCGAAAAAAGAATAAGTAGTATTGATGAAGTTACTTTTTGGATCGAAGATAACTGCTCCGATGGAGGTGATGATTGAAGTATTACGAACTCCGAGAGTTTCGATATCAATCATAACTGCTTTGGTATCTGTCATTGAGAAGTTCCTTCTATTGCCGCCCGGAAAGTTCTATACCTATTCTCATTTTTGAGACATACTATAGAACTCTCCGGCGGTCTGGTTAGAAGTCGGAAGCTAGATCACATGTGCAGTTTTGACGTTGAGGTTGTAACGGTCCTTGTCTTTGTTATACACCCTCTTCAGAATAACCAACATCTGAACTCCTGGCATAACTTCCCTTAGTTTACCTATCGCACCTTTCTCACTGAAAGTAATATTATACTTCTGAGCAATACTCAGAACAAATTTCTTGAAGTTTCCAACTCCAAACGCATTCCTACGATGGAAAACAGTTGAACAAACTTCTCCAACTTCTGGCATAGTTTCTCCTTCCCCTAACTCCTTCTCATTCACATCTTCAACGGAGAGGATAGTCATATCAATTTGCCAGTAAGGTTCATCATTGATATCCACATCAAAAAAACCTTTGGTGAGTTCTACAGTGTAAGCTCCTGTAGGAGGAACTTTGAATGAGGGCAAGTCCTCAATGTCATCCAGGGAGAAGTTGTCATCAACGATATGATCTAGCTTACCTTTGGGATTGTCAACCATTTTGGATACCTATTTCCTTGTTGAGAGTGACGTTTCTTGGGCACTTTATTTAGTTATTTAAGCTTCTCAGTTTGTTGGGTGGAAAACTGATTGCCCCAAGTCTGTTAGTAGTTATCTATGTCCTTGTCTTAACCTTTTCAGTAGCTCACTCCTATCTGTTGTGGAAGTTGAAGGTGTTGGTGGAGGTGGAGAAGTAGAAAGAGAAACTGTTCCTGTTTGCGGCCCGGAAGTTTCATTAGTATCGTGTCCATTACTAACTATTCCTGTTTCAGCCTCTTTAGTATGAGAGCTGATAGTATCAAGTATCCGGGCCGCCGATTGTTGGTCCTTCTCCTCAATTTCCTTACTAACAGTTCCATTCATGAACTTAACTAGAGAAGGAGGTTTCTCCTTCTCAATAGCTACATCCAATCGAGAACCAGTTATCACTCGGTTCTGATAAGTAGAAGAACTTCCGAACCTGTGAGTAGAATTGACAATATGAGAATAGACCATATGATCGAAATACTTACCTACTCCAGCAGAGAAGTTCATACTCCCTACGAATGGGGTAATCTTCTTACTCCCATCTTCTTGCTCACTTTCAGTGGTATGAGCAATGCAGATAACATTGTATCCTGCAATCTGAATGTTCGTAAGGAGTCTATCAAGAAGAACTCCTAGAACTCTCCAATGATCCAGTTGTTGTCTCTCATCTAAATCAGTAACATCTGTTTTCCTATGATCCTTCCCCATTGGTCTAGTCAGGAGGAAGTTCATAATCGAGTTACTTAACTGAGAAATGTGATCTATAACCAATACATCTTTACTAGTGAAGCTGTTAACACAAACGACACTCCACTTAGCATCACCATCACGAGTGCAAGTAGAACAAGAAGCTTGTCCATGTCGATCACAAACCTTAGTTTCCTTACCTGAGAGGATCTCCTGACAAGTCTTTAGAGCTACAGGAAATTCCGCAGTATCAGGAATTACTAGAAGGTTGAGTTGTTTGTCCAACTGCTCCCAAGATATCTTTCCTTGATCTACTAGTTTGAAGATCACTTCATGACCTCCATCTAGAGATATCCAAGTAAGATTAAAATCGTGGAGTAAGAGTTCTGCTGCTAGAGTGCTCTTACCAGTTTTAGTCTCTCCGAAGATGATAGTATGACTGGCTCTTCGACGGGATATTTCTGATGGTTTAGTCATTTGTTGAACACACTCCAATCAGGAGTAAGTATCTCTACTTCCTTCCCATTATTCAAATCTTCTTCTGTCTTGTAAACAGTGATAGTTCCATTCTCAAGAGAGATCTGAATACATTCATACTCTGGATCATCTGTAGGATTACCCTTGATGAGGTTCATACCTACATCACTGAGAGTGATCTTATCAAACTGCCATACATCATCGTATGGAGTATCAAAGCTCACTACTTGTCCGATTACTTTTCCTAGAACCATAGCTGGTGTTTTCTCAGACACTTTCTGTTACTCCTTTTTGTTATAGATATTCATCTTTCCAACTTGACCTTCTACTAGATCAAGAATGCTGAACTCAATAGGATATTCTCCTACCTTATCAAACCTAGGCTCTGGAAGTTTCGGACCAAACATCAACTCATTCCTGAAGTGACAAGTTCCATAATGAGTGCATTGTTTTCCGAATGAGAAACAACTCTCCCCACGTTGAGGAAAGTATCCAGCCTCTGAGTATCCTCTGATATGCTCCATATCCAGAAGGAGACTCTGAAGCCAAAGAGCTCTGGAACTGTTGTTCTTAGGGAACCTGAAAGGAACCCATTCCATCTTTCTAGTCATATACACTGGATAGAAGATGTCATAGGAGTTGTATTCGATCTCCATCTCATGGGCTACTCTGTCAATAACAACGCCATAACCAATTCCTTGGCTACTATTGCCATACATGGCTTCGTCAAGGTAAGCCCATCCTGTAGTCTTACATTCAAGAGGTAAGAACTCTCGTCTAATCTTATGAATGAGAAGTGCGTCAAGCTTTCCCCTATAGGTAAAACCATCCCCACAGTCGATAGAAAAGCCAAGCTCAATGGCTGGTCTACCTTGATAGTATGCCAATTCATATTGAGCAAGAGGTCCATTGAGTATCTCCTGAAACTTACTGATTGCTATGAGAGCGTGCCAGAAAGTCTTGGAGGACTTCAAACCTCTTTCACTTTCCAGATTATCATTCCAAGTGATGAAAGCTTTGAAGTATGCCTTCTCAATGGAATGAGTAACAAGGAGTTCTTGAACTCCATTTCCTACAACACTTCCGAAATCCAAATGTCCAGCAGAGTCTGGATCAATATCTGGATCGTAGTTACGAACAGAATATCTGTTGAGTTCGTAGCGACGAGGACAAGAGTGGAGAGTTAGAAGGGAGGAATAGGAAGTTGTTCTGAGATTGTAGTGCAGTTCGCTATTTGGCGCCCGATCAACTACATAAGTATCTCTTTTTTGAGACATACTATCCAGATTTTCGGGCCACAAATCAGAGTCATTGCTCATAGTATGTTCCAAACCTCTTTATATACATTTGTTGGTTTACAGCTATGTTGAGGAGTTTGTAATTCAATCGACAAAGATAATGCTCTACCAACTTACCCCATGAAAGTTGTTCTTTTTCTTCTTGAACCAACTCCATATGATGGCCACCTTCTGGAGTATAAATATCACAAACTGTATCTGTTCCTGTTACTTGAATTCTCACAGAACATCCATTATATAGGAGTCTCAAACAACCAAATATTGGATGATAATTCAAATCATTATCAGGATTGAAAGATTGGATTATTAGTTTGTTTGATAACAAAACTAAATTGTCCATAATAAAAATTTGTTTTAATTCTGGACTAACATATTTGTCAGGATCAACATCTGATAGAGTAATTCTCATATCTCTAACTCCTCACAAATCTCCTAAAACTACCTTCCCACTCTTAACAGATTTCTTAGCTTTCTCCTCAATCTCTTTCATTATAAGAACTCCTGTTCTCTTTGAGAGTGCTGCAACTATCACTCCGATCTCTTCCTCAGAGAGAAGATGAACAGTGTCTGGATCACTTGCAAGATTACGATGGATCGTATGAAGGAGACTTTCATATCCTGGAAGCTGTTGTTGAAGAGCTTCTTGGAGAGAAAGAATACGCTCCTTCATTTGTTCAGCAACAGTCAGAGGTATGGAAACTGTTACTTGAGAGTTCTCTGAACTAGACATTCGATCTCCTCTTCTAACCATTCATATCTGAAACACCAAATCTACTGACCAATTGAACAGTCAGTTTCTTATCTTTCTCTACCCAATCGAACTTGAGATTATACTTCTCAATCTCATTGAGTAACTTAAAACCCTGATCCATGCACTTCTCCTTAATAATCATCCTCTTAATCCTAGGATAAAATCCTGGATCAATGAGAACTAGAACAACTTTCCTAGTATTCCTAAGCTCTCTCCAGATACCTTCGTAAGTTCTAAGAGGTCTAGGTTTGGAATGATTATTAGAAGAAGAACCTGGCATGTAATTCATTTGAATTATTTTTTCATTTACCTAGAGGTCTGCCAGAACTATCTTACCAAGTTCCCTCTTTTGAGCCGCTTGGTATCTAGCCTCTTTGGTATCAACTATTCCGGCGCCCGATCGTGCTCGGATACTATTCAGATATTCCATATCTTTTCGATATTTCGCAATCTTATCATTCTTGTTGATGACATTAGCATAAGCTTCAATGACAGCATCTCTAGCAGTCTGACCCTTATATGAGCCATTAGTTATTTCTACTTCATTCTGCATAGAGCAGGAGTAGAGATTTTTCTCTAGCTGATAGATAGTAACTCTAAATCCCTCCTCGCTTAAAAGGAATAATATTCTTTCTAGTCCTAGTGGCGAGCACAAAGACCTCTTTAGCTTTTCTCCTTCGTTCACTAATCTCCCACTCATCTTTCTGTCTCCTATAAGTTTCATTCCTCCTGATCCCAGTGCAGACATAACAAATAGCTCCTGAGAATGGAGCAGTTATCTGATGTCTTACACAAATCAGGAAATCCATCTCTCTACTATCTCACTCTTATTCTGTTTTTCTCTAAGAAGAAGTTTGATCTAACTCTTCTACTTAAAGAAAAACCTCGGTAGCTTCTGCAACCACCGAGGTTATTTCTAGTATCCGGAAACTGGTTCTTACAAGCTAGAGCTAGAGAGAAGCAAGCTGGCTTGTAAGATCACGAGCAAGAAGATCACTTGCCTTGTTATCGAGATAGTTGAAGATCTCTCCATGATCTTCCAAGTTCTTTGTGTTACTAGCCCATTGAGCCAACTGACCACGAAGGAAAGTAAGAACAGGCTTGTCAGTCTTGCAAGGATTGAACCTGGAAGTCATCAACTTCGCAGCCTTAGTAACCTTATCCGTAGCATCCTCCTTAGTGATGCCACCAACTGCTCTGAGAGGAACCATAGTCTCGATATAGTCCTTGCTCCATTCCTCCCAAGCTTCCTTACTAATACCACCACCAGTCCTTTCAGACTTCGGAAGATTAGCAATGAATTGGATAGTCAGTTTGGAAAGATCCAGATCTTCTTGCCTATTAACAGGTTTATCCTCATCAGAGATCTGAGTCCTGATCTGATCTTTGATTGCCTCTTCCACAAGATCCAGAATGAAAGGAGCAATCTTCGGATCTTCCGAACTGAGAGCTTCAAGAAGTCCATCGTAAGTAGGAATAGGAACAGTCAGAGTAACAGGAGGACGCTTCTGTTCAATACCCAACTCATCCTTAACAGTCTGTCGCTTGAATGAGAACTTGAACTCCCGATCGAGATACAAAGGAGCAGGAGCACTTGCAGGCTTTTGGGCAATCTGAGTTTCAGACATTGGAGACTAGTTCCTTTGGTAGGATGATTGTTGAAAGTTTAGGATACTGATCGACTACGCTTCGCCGACAATACATATCCTAATGCGGGCACTCGTAATTGTCAAGCCAAAAATCATCCGTGTTGAAGAGACTTCGCTTTCAATCTGTTGAGCTTCTCAGCACGAATGGTTGCAAGGGTTGGAGTTGGTTCAGGAGAAATTCCCTGTTCCTGTTCTTTCTTCTTATCTCCTTCCTCCTTATCCACGATCCAACTCCTGTAGTTTTGATCTACTAGGCTGTCAATCTCATCCCAGTCAATAGGATTTGGTATGGGAAGAGTTGGTATGTGTAAATTTTCTAATGAAATTTTCCTCTCATCAATACTATTGATAGCGCTATTGGTAACAGTAGTTTTCTGGGCATCAATCTTTCTGTTTGAGTGTCCTGCCAAGAATTGCTTGACAAGCCGGTAGATATTCATCTTTTTGTATCCCTTTTCATTGTAGACAGCTTTTTATGTTACACACTTGTTACTTTGAGTAGAGTCATTCCACTCTCCGTATGGAAAATTCTATGAGCTTTTTATAGAATTAACAAGTAATATTTTTGTTACTGAGTATTACGTCTCTTCGCAAGAAGAAGTCTGACTTTCTCAGCCGGAGTTAGAACTCTGGTGGGTTCCTGTGGTTGCTCTTGTTTGGAGGGAGAAATATCATTACCAGGAGTTTTATTATCACTACTATTATCACTAGTGCTAACAAGAACCTCATGAACTGCATCTTGCAAGTTCCTTCCTTCTGGATCTAAGAGAGTGTAGTCGATTTCTAGATATTCTGGTTCTTCTCTTGTTTCTATTGATGGCCTGGAAATCTCGGTAGTATCTCTTTTTTGAGACATAGTATCAGACTTGTTAGGCCGCAAATTTTCATACATCTCTTCATCAAATCTATATCCAAGTTCTTCTTCTTTCTGATCTTGCTCCAACTCTTTCTCTCTAGCCTCTTCCAATCTCCTTCTTTTCAATTCCTTTTGCTCTTTCAAGAGTTCTGCCTCTTCCTCCATCTGCTTGAATTCTCCCTTACCTTTGAAGAATTCAATCTTATCCTCCAGTGTAACTCCACGAACCTTATGACTCTTAACTCCTTTGAAGAATGAGTCTGTCTCACAGATGATGTGAAGTTTCTTTCTTGCTCTAGTTACAGCAGTATAGAGAAGTTCATTGTTCAACAGAGGTCCAGCATGACTGGAATGAAGAAGGAGAAATACATTCTCAGCTTCTGATCCTTGCATCTTATGCACAGTGATTGCATATCCACCAAGAAGATCGTTAACTTCTCCAGCACCTATGAGTATCATAGTCTCATCTGAGTAAGTGAATTGTATCTCTATCGCATGAGAAGCAGCATTAGTCTTATCCTCGTCATCATCTCCGAAACTTTCGAGGAATTTATCCATACTAGCGAGACCAAACTCTGCATCTTCTTTAGCTTCTTGCGCTAGTTCCTCATCAGTTTTTTCTTTCTGAAGAGTTCCCCATCTGTCTAGGAATTGAGAAGGATGTTGAGGAGACTTACCAAGATAAGTCATATTCCTCTTGATAGAGATGATAGTTGCATCTTCCTTATCAAAGAGAACTCTATCCCCAACAGCTAGATAGTGTTTCTATTCTCTAGCTATTACTTCATGAACTATTGCATCTCTTTCCTTACCAAGGAAGTTACTAATTCCTTTGTTGAGTTCAAGAGTTCCGAAACTTTTGTTGAATGGACAGAGAATAACATCCTCATCAGGATTGTAATATCCAATCTTCTTCCAAGCATGAAATTGCATTACTGAGATATTCTCAGCAACACTCTTCTCTAGAGATTTCTGCCAGATTTGGAACTTAACTTCTCCATGCTCTCCACTCTCATTGAAAGCCTCAAGAGCAGGAACACTTTTGTAATCTTTGATAACAAGAGGTTTCTGAGTTTTTGGATCAATTACGAATGGATGCTGATAGTTCTTGATACTAGCAGTCTGAGCAGAGAACTTACTACTATCTCCCGATAGTATCGAATGTGCCAGGCGGATAATAGGACTCAGAAGTGCTTGTCTATAGACTTCATCCAACTGGACTACTTGAAGAAGAGACATCTTGAAACCAAGAATTGCTGGTCCAAAGATAGGAGGAAGTTGATGAATATCTCCAATGAAGATCTCTTGTGGAGAGTGAGGAAGAGCAGCAATCAGAAGATTGTAGAGATCAGTTCCAATCATGGAACTCTCTTCATAAGCTATGAGTTTGAGGTTCCTAGGAAGAGGATTGAAAGCACCTCTTTGAGGCTCAAACTTCATAGTTCTCTTCATTGAGTTTGTCTTAGTATCCCAGATCTCGTAAAAGACTGGAGCGAATTCTAAGACCTTATGAATAGTAAGAACATGAGGTTTGAGAAGATCAGAAACTGCTCGTTTGATGTTGTTAACTGCTTTACGAGTAAAGGAGCAGATTAGGACTCCAGGAACATTCGCTCGTAACCATTTAGTATCTGATCCGAGTTCTTCCAAATCTCCACTCTCAATCAGAGCATTAGTGAATTTTCCAACAACTGTTGTTTTCCCAGTTCCTGCTGCTCCAATTAGACAAATATCTTCTCCACTCAGAGCAGTTTCCATGAAGAGTTTCTGTTTGGAATTAAGAGTAACATCTGCTGCTACTCCTTTGAGTTTGTTTCGCTCCTTAGCAGTTAGTTTGTGCGCCGGAACTTCTGTTAGTAAGTCTATTTTTTGAGACAAACTACCAGACTGTTCGGGCCGCGAATGTATGTCTTGAATAATCTCAATAACTTCCTCTTCATCACTATCCTCTGAAAGTCCTAGATTACTCAAATCAACTTCCTCAACTCCATTCATCTGAAGAGAGTGAGAAGTAGTATCCAAAGAAGCAAGAGAAGCAATCCGAGACTCTTCTCTAGAAGCTTCAAGTTTAGCCTTAGCTTTAGCTAGGATCTCTTGAAACTTATTCGATTGCATTCCGCTCATCTCTTACTCACCTTTTCTTTCTTCTTCCTCAAGAAGTTGTCTACATATACTATCCAACTTATCAGTTCCATCTCTGATTACATGAAAATAGAACTCTGAGAGTTCTTCCTTATAATCAGATTGTCTATACCACCGTTGAAGGTAGTAGAGAACATAAGGAATGGAGACTCTCAAGTCATCAATAGTAATATCAATATCTCCACGAGGACCCACAGTAGTAAAGTTACTGAATATCAATCCTACATGATTGGAGATTTTCTTAGGGGTAGTATACTGACTCATGAAAAGAGTATAGTCTTTCATGAACAGTTCTCTTTTTACTCTACTAATCATGGTAGTTTCTTAGCTCCGTTAGCAAGAAGATTACTCTCAATCCAACTTCTATCCCACGGTCTGATCAGACAGTAGTAGAAGTTATTCCTTGTGTTCTCTCTGAACTGAATAGCGATTGGAGTTTCTGGTTTGTTGTGAGAGAGATCCTCAAGAAAGAGACCAGAACAGAAGAGATAGGAAACAAAGTATCTTGGATGTCCATTCCTACTTCTCTCTCCTTCCACATGATCTATAGTATCCTCATAGAAGTGAGGATACTTCTCACTTCTGATAAGAGAAGCAATCTTACCAGCAGTAGTTAGATAGGTTTGTTGGTAGTCTAGTAAGAGAGTAGTTTTGATATTCAGCGTCCAGACATGCTTTAGTATAGCATGGTCATACCTACTGAACTTCTGGGCCACCGATCGGATAACTGGATCAGAACTTGTTCTGGAAAAATCAAAAGTATCCATTGGAGCATTCATGTCATTTAATCCTCAGATCTAGATATTCTCTCTCTTGTTCTTCTTCCACATCTCTCTCATATTCCTCATCCTCTCTTCTTTGTTCCTCATCTCTGAAGAGCATAGTTTTAATCTCTCTGATACTAGCCAGAGTTGGTTCAATAATTCTCCAAGCAGCTTTAGCTTTCCAGAAAGCTAATTTATTCCCTCCAAAAGAGGATTGTTTTGGTTCTTCAGTAGGAATTGGAATTCCTTGAGATTGGAGAGTAGAATGAGAACTTGAGAGAATTTCTTCAAGTTCTAAAACTTTCATACTCTTTTCTTCATGAGAAGAAGCAGAAGAGAGCATTTGGAATGTTCCTGCTGGACCTCCTACAGAGTCAGAGATACTTCCTAGTCTTCCACCTCTTTTGATTTTGACTATCTTATCTGTATGCTCAAGAACTTTTGCACTGAATAGATTTCCACTTCCACCTCCTAGAGAAGAAGGATGATAGAGATGATCTCTCATCCAATTGAAGATATCTTCTAGCTCCTCAAGATCCTCTCGATAGATCTCTTCTTCACTCTGGAGACAGAGAATTCTTCTCCATTCTTCTCTCTTATCTGCTCCTTTAACTTCTGCGCTGTTAAGAGCCCAAACAGCTAATCCATTTCTCATCAATTGGAACGTATTAGTTCCAGGAGTATGGATCAATTTGTTGATACGATATTCGATATTCTCATTGAGATCCTGAAGAAGTTTCTTAGAGTGAGGAAGATTGAATTCCTTTCTTGCTTCATACCAAGCAGCAATCCAGATTGCTATGTTATCCAGGTTCTTATTGACTTCCGAGACGCGCATCTTAGGAAGTTGATTGCTTGGAGAGGATACTTTGTAATACCAAGTTGCAACTCGTAAGACTGGATCGAGATTTTTAAGTACTAGAGAGTAGGAAGGATTAGCTGGAACTTCCCATTCTACTGCTCCAGTTGAGTGAAGAAGAGCAAGAAAGATAAGAGTTTGTTCTTCTTCCGAGAACCTCTTCTCTCCATATCTAACTGCAACAGCAGCTTTAGGAAGAAGAGTTTCGATTGGAACTCGAAAGATTGGATGTGGATCAATCAAAGTAGTCCACTTGTCTTTGAAGATATTATCCGAGAAGTAGTTTCTTCCTGAGATAGGACAGTAGCATCTCATTGTTAGGTATCTCCCTAGTTCTTCCTAGTTCTCTAGTTGCTGGCCGGGATTTCTGATTGGTATGAGATTTCGATACCTATCAGACTTTTCGCGCAGCGATCAGAGTCCTCATCCAACTGAATACACTCTTCTCTTGATATCTTTAGCCCAGAAGAGTTGTCTATTACTCAAATCCTCAAAAGTAGTAATCAATCCTCTCTGCATTCCTTTGTTGAGATCAAGAATGAAATTCATCTCTCTTCCTACTACTCTAGAACTCTGAAGAGCATCTGTTATAAACTCTTTGAATTCCTTCTCCTTTCTCTCAATCTCTCTGAGAAGTGCTTTAACTTCTCCTTCGGTTGGTTTGATTGGATTTGGGAAAGGAGGAATAGTTGGGAATTTGTTTCTATCTCTCTTATCTGAGTTCCACTCATTCATTTGTATGAACCTTTCCATATCTGGATGTTTATTAATCTGCTCTCAGTTATTCCTAAGAGCAGTATCGAGTATTCTACTCTCCGGGCAATTTTCTGTCAAGAAAAATCGACACGATTGTATTTGTTCTCTATCTCTTAAATCTCACTTGAAATCCAAGAGAAGTATATTTCTCAATCAATTTCCTTCTCATTTCATCCCTATCTTTTGCTCTATCTTCTCCAGACCAATCAACAGAGACAGGAGAAGATATAGAAGGAGGAAATTCTACTCCATTTACTTCCCATCTGTATACATTAGTTTCTGGTTCAAATCCATAATAGTTATGAGTTCCTACTTCATATCCAGCTTTGGATATGATTAGTTTATGGAAGTTTATTATGAGTGTTGTCTTATCTGTATTTGCCACTTTTTTCTCCATAGTAGTCTCATTTTTGAGACATAGGTATAAAGATAAAATCGGTCTGGTTTTTGTTCCTTCTCTTTCAGTCTCTACTCCACAACTCCTTAACTCTCTCAATCCTTTCCAAACTCTCTTCTTCATTCCTCTTAGTTACTTCAATCAAGAGTTTGATTTCGATTTGATAGAGAAGATTAATTCTCTTAAGAAGTTTAAGAGTTCCATCAAACCCTTCATGTCTCCTTTCTTCTAGGACTCTCAGAACAATTAGATTATGAAATCTGATTGTTTCTAGTTCTTCCAGAGAGAACTCTATTTGTATATTCTCACCAGTTTTAGTAGTCATTTCCAACTCTCCGAATTTCTCTTACCTATCTTCTTGTGAAAGATTACATAGTATTAACTTTTTCACAATTACACAAAAACTGTAAAAAACCAATTACACAGACCCCTACCTCTCCATCCCCCTCCTTTCCATTCCTCTCCTGTAATATCTATCCATCTCTCATACCTATCTACTATCTAATTACACATACCTAATTACGCACACTATGCGTATGTTTTCTACCCCTACTTTAAAAAAATTAAAAATTAAAGATACCCCCCTCTATAGATATGAGAGTAATTGTGTATATGTGATCGAATAGGAGCGATAGTATGAGGATTGGATAGGTATAAGGAGGGAGGGGCCGAGAGAGAGAGGGAGGGAGAAGGAGGGGTCTGAAACTTTGTGTTTTTAGCCTTTTTGTGTTTTTATGAAAAAGTTAATACTATCCATTTTTTTTATTCCTTAGGACTATGTTGATTGAAGAATTCAGTCCAATTATCATCATCTTCAGAAGTCCATTCTTTAGATCTTTTCTTCTTAGGTTTTTTTTCTTTCAAATTATTCACTACTAAAGATTTATGTTCTTCAAGATGAATAATCTCAATTCCATCATCTATAAGATCAGAAAGCTCAACTGAATTCTTTCCTCTTCTCTTATTGACAGCAAGTTCTGGATGATGAAATTCTAACTTCAAAGTCATCTCATTCTGTTTATACCAATTATATATCTTCTCTCTGACAGGAACTTGAATTTCATTTCTTAATTCATATCTACCAGATATACAGAACAAATCAAAATCTTTGAATTTCTCTCCTTTCAAAAGAAGTTGTCCTGCTATGAAAGAAAGAGGAGTAGAATGATCCGTTCTATTATTTCCTCGGACAAAAGGAATTTTAATCTTCTTTCCTGTAGAAGAATTCATACAAAGAACAGTAAATATTGCCATTTTTTTGGTATCCTATTCTGTTTTGATAGTCTAAGAGTTTTGTTTGGTAGAGTTTTTGATAGTTTCTTTTAGAAGTATCTAGAACAATCTTCCTCCAATACTTCTATACTTCTTCACTCTCATATGAAAGACTTCACTCCTAACAACATCAGGAGCAAGAAAGAGATTACTTCTCTTAAGATCCTCCCAAAGGAGAAGATAATAGTAATGAAGTTCCCCAATATGAGGAACATGAACACAATCGCTAGCGATTGCTGGAACTAAAGGATCGAAAGAACAATCACTCTTGTTCAATTTCTTTCTTGGAACATTACTATTAGTCATTTTGAGTAATTTCTCCTTATGCGCTACGACCGACATATCGTTTCGATCAATCAATGAAAATCACCGAGTTAGTATCAATCTCTCAATACTAACTCAGAAATTTATTGATTATAAAAATCAGATATTCTTCTCTCTTTCATCCAAACTTTCAGAGAATATACTCATCACATAATCATCGTAAGTTTTGAATTCTTCCTCATAATCATCGGAATAATGATTTCTCCAGATATAGAAGATTTCTTCATCTGAAAGAGATAGTAGACGATTTGTTTTTTCGGCCCAGAGTTCTCGATAGTTTCGAGGTATATGGGAATGAAATTCTGGATTGTATGGAGTGCTTTGAGTGATAGCCATTAGTTCTTATACTCCTCTTTCTTTTCTCCAACTATTGGAGTCAGAGTTACATCCCAATAGAGATCACCTTGTAGCTTCTGATATTGCTTCAGCAAAGCAATAGTCAGAGAGAATAGTGCTTGAGATTTCTCATCTCCTATAGCTTCATCTTCTAGAAGCTCTAGATCAGAAATCACTTGTTCTGTGATATTGACCATCTGTTTGTTACTCCTTTTCAGTTTCAGTTCTTTTGTTTCTAATAGTTTGAATGTCCAAATGCCAGAACAAACATACTACATGCTAGGGATATAGCAATCCAGACAGAAAGCCAGAAAATCCAATGTCGTATTGTATCCATAGTTATTTGTTACTCCTTTTCAGTTATCCTGTTGACTATTCGCGGCCTGAAACCTTGATACTAAGCCCTAATACCAAGGTTACAAGTATGTAATCTTTGTATCTAGTTAGGCATCTTCAACTGATTGAGATTATTCATGATAGTATGAACTAAACCGATATCCCAAGGTTCTGCAATTTGATCCTCATACAACTTCAGTGCCTGTTTGAGAATAGCAACACCATTAGGTGTAATAATGAGTGTCTCACTTGGCAGATAGTTTATGAGATTGGGACTGTCAGACATTTGAATATACTCTATTTCTATTCTAGAACCACTTCTAGGATAGGCTGAGGCTAGATAAGTATCAGATCCAGTCACTTACCTAGTCTCAGTATGCCCTAGCCCTCAGAGAGAAGCAAGAGAAATCTGTTTCTCCTCAGGAGGATTGATAATTGTTTCCAGTTTCCTTTCTAGCTTGCGAGCAATGATATTAGTATCTTTAGCATCTCCCATCAACTCAATAGCCATCTTCAATTGCTTAGCCTCAGAGATATTAACCTTAGGAGTTGGAGCTGCTAGGCGTGCAAGAACAGCACAATAGCCATTAGACATCTGCTCCAGCTTCTTTTCCTGTTCTTTAGTCAACTCCTTACTCTCCAACGTAATCATGCCAGACTTTTCAGCAATGGCCAACATAACAAGATGGGATAGGGTTTCCTCATACCAAGTTTCAATCTGCTTAGCATTAAGCTTCCCTCGTGAACTATCACTATCACTTTCCTCGCTCAGAAACTCAGCCAAAATCTGTCTCGGTTCAAGCAATTCCGCTGGTATGTCATTGCATACGCCACCATTAGTTTCAAGCATCATGGTGACATACTTATGAGCAGTAGCTTTCTGTCGCATCTCTACAGCATCAATCAGGATATCAACAAAATCCTTATCCTCACCATTGAGGACAGGGAACCATTGAGGAATAGAGATATATCGTGCGCTATGTGCTTCACGACCTGTTTTGGTATTACCCTTCCAACCAAGAACAACAATCCTATCCCCAGGGAGTTCTGTTCCCTGTTTGCCAGTCCACATACGAACTGGATAAGCTTGACGAATATGCACGATACGCTCCTTTATAAGAGTTATAAGATAGTTCCTGTTAGGCTAGATCAGGCTACTAGCTAGGTTCTCACGCTAGCTAATAGTATGCTCTAGACCAAATGGGCAGTTACAGCAAGCATTTTATCCTTAGTATCCTGTCTGACTGGCAAGCATGTTGTCCTGTTCTTTCCCAGTCTGACAGAGCCTGAGTTACCAAGATACCAAAATTTACAATCAGGCACTTCAGGATGTTGATAGGCTAGATACTTATTGGTTTTGTTTACACGCTTGAAGCCACGGCTTTCCAGAGCCATAGCAAACCGTGTCTGTAGTGTTAACTTAGCCATAGGTAAGTTATTCCTTTCCTGTTCAATCCTGCTAGGTATCTCTAGATCAGGCTGATAACTAGTCTGTCACACTAGCTATCAGTATGTTCTAGCGAGGGCAGTTATTGTATATCCTTTCTATAACCTTTCTTCCTAACTTGGCAGAAACTGAATTGTAGCTGCCCGATCCGTAGAAACCTTATACCGCCAATCTTTCGGTATGTAAAGAACTTTTTTGCGTTCATGTCAGATAATTCCTAATCAAAGAAACAAAGAAAGCAATCCACGTGATTACGAGCGCGGTCACTAGACCACAGCCAATCAATCCATATTCGTTCACACAGTCCGGATACAAATCCAGGATCATCTCAACGAGATGCATAGCTAACTCCTTCTCAGTCTGTTTCTAGGCTAGGTGACTTGCTAGTTCGCTACTCTAGCAAATCATATAGGCTAGATGCTCGCAAAACCGATTGCATTAGCAGCATATCGGATAATAGCCTTGCGTTTCGCACCAAACATTAGACCACCTTGCGCTAGTGCAAGCAAGTCATCCTTAGCTTCTAACAAGGCATACATATGCCAGTAGAATAGTTTGGTTGCTTCTCTCTTGCTCATCTCTATTTTTCCTTTCTCTCTGCTCCGATAACCAGACATTAGAGCATCTGATATCGATAGTCAACATAGAAATGATAGGGAAAGATTACAAAATGTTAATGTTAAAGTCCTACAAAACCCATCAATCCGATCGATCCTATAGGATACATCAATCATATAGGCCATATAAATCCCATAGGATACATAAATCCCATCGGATTAGTAGGAAATAGCACGATAGTTGGCTAGATTGGTGGCCACCTATCACGATAGGTATCTAGCA